AGCGACCTGGTGAGTCTTTCCTTCGGAGTCGATGATCTGGAGCACGCAGCGACGTAGCAGGATCGAGTTCCGCTCGGCGTCCGTCAGCTCGATGTCCTCCAGGATCGCTTCCTGGTCCTCACCGTTCGGTAGGCGGACGACAGCTTCGCCACCCTTGCGCAGCTTCACGGTGAACTGACGGTCCTTGCTCTCAGGGAGCTTCTGAATCGGGACTTCGTCAAGTGTGATCGTGATGTCGAGCATCTCGGCACACCCTGGACACACGACCCGCTCGAACTCCAGCTCGTCGCCATAGGTTGCCCTGCGGATCTCAAGAAGCAGTGTGTCTCGGTCACCGATGAGGAGTCGCTTGATGTCCGACTTCTTCGCCGGTTCTCCGCCGATAGACACCACACCACATTCGAGTAGTGCCGAAACGAAACGCGCAGGGCTAGGGATACGCCGGGCCCTGGAGATGATCTCCTCGTGCTCGCCGGTCAACTCCCGGACCTCTACGTCGTAGACAGCGTCGTCAAGACTGACACCGAGCACGAGACCTCCCGGCAGCCGCACATGGCCACCGGGAGGGTCGGCGATCTCAGAGAAGGACGTGTCTTCCGATTGCGTGATAGCGTCCGCTACCGCGAGGGCTTTTGCAAGGTCCGCGTCTACCGCTTGCGTCATTTAGTGTTCCTTGTGTGATTCATGGTTAGAGCGAGGATGATCCGAGCTGGTCGGCTAGAGAGAACTCGAAGCCTTCGTGTGCGAGTGTCATCTGCTGGACGATGATCGCGTTTGCACCCGCATCGAGGTCGCTAAAGGCGACGGCGGTTGGCCACGCGTTGTACACCGTATAACGCGCCTTGATTGGTACGTTAGTCGTCTGGGTCACCGGGTGGTCCAGGACGTCAATGGTGACAGTCGCACGGAAGTCATTCCCCGGCGCACCGGTTCCTGTTCCCTGCATTACGGTGAACAGCTCGCGCATCCACTGCATCATCGCGCTGTCGCCGATGGCGAGCCCCTTTGCGAGAGTGATCGGCGCGAAGTCGGACTGACCAGGCATCTTCTGCGTGGTCGTGTTCATGCCACCCTCACGGTACGGAATCACTTCCGTGGTCACGTTGAGGCCGGACACCGACATGAAGCCGAGGTTGGCGATGTTGCTGATGTTCGGGTTATTCAGCGCGATCTGGACGGCGAACTTGAAGTTACGCAGCGGGTCCGTCTGGATCCGAGCGACGGAGGACTTGACGTTGTAGCTCATGGCTTACCTCAGCTTGTTACGGTCGCCGAGGAGCCACCCTCGTACTGACCAATGCGGATGACGATGAACTCGGCGGGACTCTGGAGAGCAACACCGACGTCTACATAGGCGTATCCCGCTGAGACAGCGGCCGGTGTGTTGTTGGTTGCATCACACTCGACGAAGAACGCCGCGTCTGGCACGCTGCCTTGGAGGACGCCCTGCTGCATGAGACCAGTCAGGTACTGCGTCACAACAGACGTGATCTGGTTCCACAGCAGTGGGCCGTTCGGCTCGAATACTGCGAAGCGAGTGAGGCGGATCAAGGCCTGCTCGATGACGATGAGGGTCCGGCGCACCGAGACGTACTGCGATGGCAGCCCAGGCTGCGTGGTGCGGGCACCCATGATGCAAAAGCCATAGCCAGGGACGGCCTTGATGAGGTTGACGTTGTTCGTCGCCAAGGTGTCCTGGTCGCCGCTGGTGAACGTCACTTCGGTGTTGAGCACTCCACGCAGAGTCGTCCCGATACCCGCTGCAGGCTTCTGAGGGCCACGAGTGATGTCTGTGGAGGCGTACTGGCCGAGAACAGCTCCACCCGGTGGGACGAGGCGCATGGCGGTCGAGGAGGACGACGCAGGGTCCTGGATCTGCAGCCAAGGACCGTAGACCGCCGAGTAGGACGACGCTGAGACTGCCGAACCACCCGTCATGTAGGTGGTCAAGTTGGTGGTCGCGGTCGCGGACGAAGCTCCCACTGCCTGCTGTGGAGTGTCCACGACAACGAAGACGTTGCCGACACTCGCTGCCCAAGCGATTACTGCGTTCAGGGTGGTGGTGTCCGTTACGCCAGGGAGGTTGAGGTCAAAGCTGCCGGAGACCGATGACAGCTCTTCGGCCGCTGCAACGAGGTCGGGTGTCGCTGCGCCGTCGGCCCCGGTGGCGAGAGACTTCGGTGTAGACACAGCCGCGAGCGCGTTGGTAGAGGAGGAGTACGTACCTGCGAACACGTAAGCCAGCTTCACGTACGCAGATCCGCCCGTTGGGGAGTTCACGATGTTCACGGCGTAGCGGGCGTCGACCGGGTTCGGGGAGATGTCGAGGAAGCGCTCTACAACACTGCCGTTCAAGAGCACCACAAGGGTGAAGTGGTCAGTGCCACTACCGCCCGGTGTGACGAGGACAGAGAGCTTGTTTCCCCACGCCCCGGCGGACTTAGCCGTGACGGAGAGGATGTGGTCCGGAGAGCCAGCGGTGTCGTCGAGGTTCGCGGTTGCTGCCACGGCGTCCGACGCGACTGCACGGATGACCCAGCAGGAGCGGCCACCGTTGTTGAAGTACTGGTACACCGCGTATGGGAGGTAATCCGTGGTCGCCCCGAAACCTCCGTAGATCTGAACGAACTGGGACCACGAGGAGATGAGGGTAGGTGTGGTCGGACCTTGCTGGTGGGCACCGGGAAAGACAGCGGTTGCCTGGCCAGGTGCCGAGGACGCCTGCGTTAGCGGAGTCAGGCTCTCCTGGATGTAGACGCCTGGGCGCTTGTAATCAGCCATGCTGTTGACTTTCGTGAAGAAGGTATTGCCAGAGGGTCCGAGTCATTAGTGCGTGAGGACTGCGTCGTATGTGTCCAGATATGGCGTCAGGTTTATGGAGACGTTCGCGACCTTGTTGAAGGTCTCGACCTGGGAGAGCAAGATCTCGGAGAAGATCCGAACCATGTACGTCCAGGTGAAGAGGCGCTTCCCGTCCTGGTCCTGGACGGTCGAAGGCTCCGGGCCACCGATGAGATCCAGGCTTCGAACCGTGTTGTCCTGTGGGATTATGACGTATCCGAAGCGGGGCGGGAGGTAGGGCTGTGTAGCGAGGGTCGGCACCAGAGTCACGCCATGCATCGCCTTACGGGCGTAGAGCGTGACCTGATAGTCGAGGTTCATGGGGATCGGATAGTCCGAGTAGAACGGGCTGTCCGCGAGGGTGATGCTCGTGTCACTGTCTCCCCACCAGGGTGTCTGTCCCTCGGGCGCGTACGTGAGCTTGACGAAGCCTCGGTGCTCGCGCTCGTGTGCAGGAGAGAAGCCCACGTGGTCGATGACCAGCATCGGGTAGGTGACGTTCGCGACTTCGGTCTCTGGGAGACGGAAGCGCACCGCTACAGGGGTGCCACCATCTACCGTTAGGCCTTGGAGCTTTGTCTTAAGAGCCCCGTCCTCGTTGTAGATCCAGGGCATTCAGATGCCCCCAATAGCGCATACGACCATGTGCAGAGCACGTGAGAAAGCAGGCATGAAGAAAGCCTCAGGAAGGTCGTATGAGCAGTTGTGTAGCGCAGTTCCAATGCTCCCATGGATTTACTGCGCGGACCAACGTGCGAACTCGGGGTCATTGACCAACTCGTCCGGCTTCACCTGTGTGCAGTCGATGCCGATGATCGTGTGGCGCTCCTGGACCTGACCGAGGACCTGGATATTGGTCACCCGGTAGACCTTCGAGCCCGCCTTATTTGGTGGGTAGACGACGCGGTCCTTCAGGTATGCCCCGGTATCCACGTCTAGCTGGCTGAGTCCGAGCTTCTCCAGTTGGGCCACGGCTCCGGTGATGTGGAGAGTGTCGTTGTAGTAGAAGCCCTCGGTGGTGTTCTCGTTCGGCCCGTTAAGGTGCGTCACGTGCCACGCAGGCCAGCGGAAGGGTCCCTTGTACTGCTTACCGGTACCAACCGCCTCGTCATAGACGGGGTCGATCTGGGAGTCCACGAGGTCGAATCGGTAGTACGAGAAGTAGTCGCCGACCTCGTCCACCCGGCCACGGAGGGCGTCCTCGACCTCATTGGTCTCGTAGTTGATAGAGAAGCGGCCACGCTTCCAGTCGAGGTTCGCCATTACCAGCCACCATAAGCGCCCCATGCAGGGCTTGGGATACCGCTCTCGTCTTCGTTGCGGTGGTCGATAGGTGGCAACAACCGCTCGGGAAGCTGGTAGTCGTCGTACTCGCGCTCCTTGAAGATCGGAACGAGACGGTTGTTGGTACGCGAGACACGCCGCAGGGTGGACATCTCGATTCGGTACATGCCGATTTCGAGCTGCACACAGAGCATCTTGTACTTGTCGGTCAGGTAGTCGATCTGTGCGCGTAGTTGGGCGAAGCGCTGGCCACGGTCAATGGCGACGCCTTCTGGTGATTCGACGTTGATGTCGGTGGTGGCGTCGTTCGCTAGGGCCCACATCGCCTCGATGGTGGCGAGGACGCAGACTGGCTTCTCCTCGATGAAGGGGAGGTTGTCCATCGTGAGCGGAACTTCGGCGTACTTGATGAAGCCGTCAGAGTTCTTGTACCGCGTCGTGACCGTGCGGTTGGCGGTGTGCTGGTCGAGCGCGTCCTGGACGTAGAGAGCCAGTTCCTGATCGGAGAACAGGCCGTAGCGCGTGCCCGAGCAGATGAGGGTCAGACCGTCTGCGAGAGGGTTCGTCAGGAGCAGGTAGCCGTTGTCCTGGTCGAGGGTGAAGTCGGTGCCTTCGACAAGAACCTTCGTCGTCGTGCCGTTCATGGTGAAGACGTTGAGGCCCTCGGAGGCGACGTTGGTCGCAGGGAGGTCGTAGTCGACCGTTGCTCCGTCGCCGAGGAATACGGCGCGGAAGGGTTCCCCTTTGTCACCGAGTTCAATCCGAGTACGGGCGATCAGGTCGACAAGCTCGGCCATGCGGTGAACCTTACGAGGAGTAGATGTTCAGCGTTCCTGCGTCGAACTGAATCGGAGTTCCAGCCGTCGCCTCTAGAGACAGATCGAGCTGGAAGCAGTAGAGGATGTTCCCCGTCGTTCCAGATGCCGCATCTACAAGAATGGCCCATGCGGAGACCGAAGTCATATCCGCCGAGAAGGGGCCGAAGTCGATGACGTTGCTGTTGGACGTCAACATGGCCCCGGAGTTCGTATCGAACGCCGGGGTTGTCCATGTGACGGCCTGCCGAGAGTATCCGCTCAGCGCAAGCTCGGTGATGCTCGCAAGCGTGGAGTCGTGCGCTGGGGTACTGAGAATCAGCGCCAGGTAAGACGTTCCGGTACCACGAAGTGTGGTGGCGTCGAGCTGCTTGCCACCAGAGTGGTCAGAGGAGAATCCTGGCATGTGTCTTTCCTAGGTCTCAGATGACGTTGTAGACGTATCCGAGGCGGACGAGGTGGTCGAAGAGAGCCTTGTCGACGGTGTACTTCTGGCCAGCCTTGAAGTTGTAGTTCGTGCCTACGCCGAACGTCATGTTCTCGATGTCGGTGTTCACACGAAAGGTGCGCTTGGGCTTCTCCACATGGACATCTGCACGACGTTCCACGACAGGAGCTGCTGGCGGCGCGGTCACCACCTCTACGGGAGTGGTGACGTCGATGATGTCGTCGATGTCTTCGACCTCGTCGGGGTCCGAACCACCGGTAAGGTCGATGGGCTCGTCAAGCGACTCGCGGTCTACCTCTTGAATGAGGCTGATTTCAGCCGCTCGTGCTTCGAGAGCTTCCTTGTTTTCGGCCGCAAGGATTTCGGCCTGACGTCCGGTCATGTCGCCGGGACGCTTCTTTGCTGGGGGCATTTGGATTCTCCGAATGGGACTCGTGTGCAGTGCTTACAAAGAGATGGGCCCGGAGGGAAACCGGAGTAGTGGATTCCCTCCGAGCCCGAAGGTGCTGCTTAGTTGGTCTCTGCGACCAAGATGGACTGGTCGGTGATGAGACCAAGACCCCAGATCGCGTACCAGGCGAGGGCGTGCTCACGACCGAAGTCGAGGATTCCGCCGTCACGAAGCTCCACAGGGAGGGAGATAGCGTGACCGAAGGCGTTGTCACCGATGAAGATCGAGCGGTAGACCGGGCTCGCTCCGGCGTTCGTGGTCTGTGCGACCTGCGTGGTCTCGATGAAGACGACGTCGTTCAGACGACCGATCTCGCCCAAAAGGAAGTTCCCTGGAGCTGCGTACTTGGTGACCTCGATGAACTCGGGGGTGTCACGAAGACGACGGCTCTGGTGCGGGTGGACGAAGCAGACGTAGGTCTCGCCGAGACGAGGAACGTTCTTGGTCGCCAGGGTCTCCACCGCGTCCTTGATGACCGCTGGGGTGAAGTAGTAGTTGCCGGTCAGACCGTCACGGGTGGTTGCTGCCGTGCCGTGGTCGTACCAGTTGAAGCCCTGCGGAGTCGACGGCGGGTTGTAGCCGAAGATCGTGCTGGAGGCCTGCAGGAGGGTGTCACGAGCGCTCTCGTCGAGGTACAGCGCCATGTTGCGGCCCAGGAGGCGGGACGCGGAGGCCATCACGTCGTCGAAGGACGCGTTGAGCAGAAGCTCGGAGACCGCGACAGCGTAGCCCTGCTCTGCTACGGTGATGCTGAACTGCGAAGCGCTCAGGGCGTTCGTGGTCATGCGCACGCCTTCGACAAGCTGCGCAGCCTTGCCGAGGTTGTTGTAACGCATAAAGTTGATTTGTAGCCCTGGCTGAACTCCCAGTTCTGTCTTTTTCACAGCGAACTGTTCGAATCTCAGAATAGGCATTGACTGGAACAGGATTTCCTTAGACCAAATGGTCTGGATTGCTTGTCCCAGGGTGGAGTTGGCACCAGAGTAAGAGGTTGGGCTAGCGCTCAGGTTTGGCGTACCCGTGATTGCTGACGGCATGTATGTCCTTTAGAAGTGGTCGGCCCTTTAGCCGAACAGTCCACGGTTTTGTTGGTTCTGGGACGCCGAGCCCATGAGTGCCGCGCGGTACTGTGCGTACTCCGCCATCGGCATGTCTCGTATTTCTTCGGCTGTAAACGAACGGGTGCCCGAGTTGTTGTCCAGTGGTCCCGTCGCGGCATATCCAGCGGTGGATACTCCGCGTTGCTGCGAACGCAGGTCAAGCTGAGCTTGCCGCATTGATTCAACGATAGCCTGAGACTTCGCTTGCAAGGTAGTAATGCTTGCTTCGATCTGTTCAGGTGTGTTACCGGAGATCAGGTCGATTAGCTCCGGTGCAATCGTCTTGTTGACTTCTTCGGAGGCGCGCTTGGTGATGTACGCCTGGATGGTCGCGAACTCCTTCTCCTTTTCGAGGAAGGCTCGCTCCTGCAGACGCTCTTGCTCCATCTGAGCAATGCGTGCTTCGGTCTCCTGACGGTACTGCTCAAGCAGCTCTCGTGCGGAGGCCTCCTCCTCGAACTTCTTGCGTGCAGCGGCCTCTGCATCGTCACGAGCCTTCTGCTCCGCAGCAGCCTTGGCTTCGCGCTCTTGCGTCAACTTCGCCACTTCGTCCTGGAGGGTCTTGAGGTTCTCACGAGTGCCATGCAACTCGTTGTAGAGCTTGTCCTTCTCCTCCTTGCGAGCCTTTTCTAGGTCCGCAACGGTGAAGGTCTTGTCCCCCGCGCTGTTTGCCGGAGGTGCAGGGGGTGTAACCGCCGGAACGACGATTACCGGCTCCGGCGCAGGCTCGGATCCACCAGCGATGGGGAGGATTGGTCGGCCGTTCTTACGAAAGCCGAGGACCGTGCCTGGGGCTACGGAAAGAGGCGCGTTAGTACGCATATTGACTCCAGTGAAGCGTTCTACGAATGTGCCACGTATGTGTTGGTGATTGTCAGTCGTTGTCTGGCGCAGCCCTTAGAGGGATCTGCTTCGCGCCGTACGCCTTCGTGACAAGCTCGGTGAGGACCTGCTGAGAGGCTTCGCCTGACATCGTTGCGACGTTAATCGGCATGTCGATGGGGCCGGGGCCTGGAGCAGGAGGCGGGGCTGCACCGTCGGGGCCTGGTGTTGCTGGCTGCGGTGGTTCCATTCCTGCAGGAGGAATGCCCGTCAATGCCAAGATACTAGAAGCAATCTGCGCGTTTATAAGATCGAGCGCGCCCTGCTCCTTAGCGTCCTGGATGAGTTCCTCGTAGATCTCGTTCATCTTCTCGTCTGGGAACTCTTCACCAAGGTCCTTGAGCGCCCCGCGCTTGCTTTCGAGGCCGAGCATCATCTTGAGCTGGATCTCTTGGAGCTTGATGAGGGTGTCGACCGGAAGTGGTGGTGGCCACTCGCACTCGACGAGGTAGATGAGTGGATCGGCTGGGTCGATGGACGTCGGCTGACCATCTTGCAGAATGCCTTCGGTGTTGGGGTCGTAGTTGACCGTGTCAGGCTCGAAGGTGAATAGCGTCCGGAGAGCGATCTCGTTGACCTTCTTGAAGCCCACCGAGTAGTTGAGCTTCTTCAGGTTGTAGCGCTGCATCATCGGCTGGTACTGCACAGCCAGAGCTACACCGGATGTGTTCGAGATCGCTTGCACCTGGCCGAGCGCCGTCTCTGGCACTCCAGTGATCTCGTGCATCGCGCGCTTGACGTTCTCAAGCCACATGATGGGCCCGGCGAGATCGACGCCGTTCTCCAGGTTGAAGACGTTGGCGTCCTTCGGTAGGCCACCCCAGACCTTCTTGGGGCCCTTCTCAAGGTTCGACGCCTTCGCACCTGTGATGATGGTGACCGGTGCGGCGTGGTAGTTGATGATGTCGCTGATGTCGGTCGCTTTTTCGTTGTACTCGCGGTTCAACGAAAGGATGTCCCCGACGTCCGACAGACCCCACGGGCTGCTGGACACCGTCACATTCGGGATGTGAACGATTGGAATGACGCCTAGTGGGTTCGGCCTAGAGTCGAGCAGCTCGTCGTTGACGTACTCCTCGATCCACTCATCGGTGAGGATCTCGGTGTACGTGAATACCTGCCGGGTGCCTTCCTGACTGGTACCCCAGAAGCGGTACTTCAGCTTGAAGCGCAGCAAGCGGTCACGGTCGTGCGGGTGCCACTCGGGAAAGCAGAAGGCACTGTTCAGCGGGAGGATTCTGACTCGGCCTGGGTGCGGTGTACCGACGTTGTCCGCGTAAGGGTGCTCGTAGGCGACCTTGATGAACACGTCTCCGGCAACGCCGCCCTGCTGGCCGATTTCCCACAGCAGCTTGGGCTTCTCGTTGTCCACTTCCCAGATGCGCTTAACGAGCGCGGGAATGATGTGCTGGTATTCCTTGGCCGTGGTGAAGTGCATCCCGCGACCGAAGGTGAAGTTGTTGATGTAGTCAGCGAACGCGCGCACGTAGTTGAACGTGATCTGAGGCTCGCCGACCTCACGCTTGTAGCCCCAGTGGTAGCCCAGGTAGTAGGCCCAGTTGTGGGAGTAGCGGATCAATCGAGGGCCGTGTACCTCGAACTCTTCGTCTGCCAGCTCGACTAGTCCGAGTGGCGAGATCGCGATGGTTAGGTCGGATCCCGCCGCCCGCATGGAGGGCGATGCGAAGGTGGCAACACTCATTTAGCTATGTCCGATGTACACGAGAACGTCATTAGCAAAGATCGGGGTCACGTCAGAGTCGCCCGATCCCCCGGTAATAGTGAATCCTATACCTGAGGTGAAAGTTTCTCCGCCTTGCGACGCTATCAAGGCCATTCCTCCACGAGGGATGACCACTGTCTTCTTCGGCGTCCCAGTACCGGCGGTAGGGACCATGCCGATGTCATAGAAGCGGATGTAGCGATCAAAGTTTGCGTTGGTGTTGAACAGCAGTGCGGCCAGCAGGCCACTGCTTCCCATCTTCACCTGTTGCGGGTTCGTTCCGGCAGTTGAGGTGTAGGAGTACGCCGTAACCGCGTTGGACCATTGTGAGACGTCAACTTGGGGAGGGGTGAGATTGTCAACCGTCCACCCGAGAGGGAGGTAGTGGTTGTAGACGTCTGGTTCGTTATCCGGGAATGCCGCCATGCCGTGGGCCTCGTAAGCTCAGTTGACGCCCGTAACCGTGTAGGCAGGAGTGGCGCTGGAGATCAGACGGACGTCCGTGTTGGCCGTAACGCCTGTGTTCGTGTCTGGGTAGCCCTGCGGGTTGGAGAAGACGACCGAGGTACCTGCAGGAACGACGTCACAGTCATCTCCGCCAACGGTAGGGTTAACCTTGTCCAAGCGGACGAAGATGTCCACCGTTCCACGATTCGTGACCTTCACCCAACGGTAGAAGGTGGCGAAGGTGACATCAGCAACCGTCGTGGCCACGAGGGTGCCACTCGTCACGCGAGTGCCTGCCATTAGCTACCTCTACGGTCGTTGAAGACGCTGTTCACACGCGCCTTGGTGTTCGGGTCCTGCTCCACGACCGGCCGGGACTTCGTCACACGGCTGAGAGAGGCGCGGTTGACCATGCCATGGAACTCACCGGTATCGGCGTTCTCGACATAGCGGAACGGACCCTTACCGCGACCTACGCCGGACTGGTCGGAATACACGACACGAGTCCCCGGCGCAGGGTGGTGTGGCTTCGGATCCCACGCGTCCATCCCTACCGGGTTGTACTCGTATTGGGCCCGAGCCATCAATCATCAACCCTGGCGGGGTTCGTACGCTCCCAGCGACGGCCCAGGCCGTTCCCACGGTTGACTTCCTCGTAGCGAATAGCGCCGTAGTCGTTGAACGACGCATGCGCGAACTCACCGAGGAACGTAGGCGCTTCGACCCACGCGGCAGAACCGACGTGAGCGCGCTCCTTCATCGTCTCCGCAGGAGACTTCTCCCACACGTTGGCGTTGTGGTTCGGACGGCCTGGTGCGGTGATGTAGCCCTGGCTCACGCCGAGCTGGAAGTCATTCGGCACGTCGGTGTCGGTTGCAAGACCCTCTTCGAAACGAAGTGGGCCGCGTCCGCCAGGTACGCTCGGAGCCATCTTGCGCTCGAAAACGCTAGATACCCGCTCGGGCACATGCGGACTTGGGGCTAGATCAGCCATGATTTTCCTCGGGAATCGCGATTTGAGGTTCAAGTTAAGACTAATGGGCGGGGGTACCCAGTTGTTAGCTAAGTTGCTGGCGCTGGTTCCATTGACGCGCCTGCAGCACAGACGCCATACGCTCCTGGTGCCCACCCTGCAAGGAGAAGGTAGGTCTCGACATATGCTCAGGCAGGAGGCCTACCTTCTGCTCCTGGAACTGCCCTCCGCTGGCGTGCAGAGCGGCATTCTGTCCACGAGTCTCGGTGGTCATCGCTCGACGAGCTAGCGGGCTGAACATCTGGGAGTGCTTCTGAAACGCCGCGTCTTCTCCGTGCTTGTCTACGCCACGACCGGTGGCTAGGTGCCCAAAGACGTCGTGGACGGCTCGGAACATGTCGTTCTCATCGTTGCTGAACAGTGGGTGTCCACCTGTACTAGCGGTCGACAGCACGCGCATGCGTCTATTGTTCTGGAAGTCGTTTCGCATGTCGGGGACAATGCTCGTCCAACCCTCGCGCTCGTTCCCGTAAGGATCGTGCGGTGTGACCTCGACGTTGACTCCCATGCCGCCTTTGGAGCGAGGCCGGGTCATGTGGTCGAACTGGCGCTTCGTCTCTTCAGCCATAGCCCTATATGCGGGCACCGCTGACTTATCGAAGGACGGCATACGTGAGTATGCGTCCGCGATCTGATGGGTCGCCGTTGGGTTGATGACGACATTAGAGAACTGTGGGGAGCTTGCGACGTGGAGACCGGACATTCGCTGGTAGGCATTCGCCCCACGAACGGCTGACTCAACAGGCATAGCACCGACGCTGGCGTCAGCCATAGTGCCTCCTGGTTATTACACCAGGATAGGCGACTATCAGAGTCGGCTTTTAGTAGAAGACGTTGTTTGATACTTCAACGTACGGCATCGTGTATTCCTGAGTCAGGACGCACGCCATCGCTAGGCTGTCGCAGTAGTCGTCGTGTGCGTCTGCCTCGTTGGGTGCCGCCGCGAGCACGTGGGGGCCCTCGAACTTCTTCTGGAGGTCCTTCATCTGCTGCTCAAAGCGCCGGTAGGTCTTCAACCGCCGGGTCTTGGCGTGTGCTGGCCATCCGATCATCTTTCGCTCCATGAGCGTCGTCAGATGCTTCCAACGCGTCGACTGGTCCGGCCGCTGGCTTCCTAGAGGGACGATCTCGATATGCGGCAGGAGACGCTTCAGGCGGTCGACAATGACGTCTCCCATACCTCCCTCGTCCACACCAACGGCGAGCACGTTGTAGTTGGCGAGGAAGTCGACGATCCGGAAGTACTGCTCTTCCCAGTCGAGCCCACCGAGGTCGAGCCAGTTCAGGACACGGTGGTCGTAGTACCCGAACTCATCAGGGTGGTCCCAGTCGACCCATACCACTGTGACGATGGTCGAGTCCTGCTTACGCGCAGGGTCAATGCCTACCAGGACGGGCGTGCGGTGGTATGCGTGGATGACTTCCTGGCTCTTGTCAGACAGCTCCTCGAACAACTCGTCGGTGAGGAACTGACCCTTTTCGAGCAGCCACATGAGTCGGTAGGAGAGCTTGAACTCGTCGGAGTCCGAACCGATACGCAGCATCTCCAGCTTGACGGAGTTGGCGTAGTCCTTAGACCACCGAGAAACCTCGCGGTAGTCTGCCTCGAAGTGGTTGACCCGCGCCCGGCGCTTAGTGATGGCGACGCGCTTGTTCTGCTGAATCTGCTTGTAGAAGATGCCCTTGACGTAGGTCGGCGTGCCTGTGAACACCATGGTTCCGTTGGTGGAGGTACGCATCGGGGCGATGGACTTGTTGACCATCTTCTCGTCCGCACCTTGGCACTCGTCGATGAGGATGAGGTGGTACGTGCGTCCTTCAATGGTGGCGCGCGGGTGAGCCGTCTGCTTACGAACCAGAGAACCGCTGCGCTTCAGCTTCAGCTCCTTGGATCCTCCGGCTACCGACTCGTCGATTTCCGGGTCCGCCATGAACTCCAGTGCCTGGTCAGATGTGAGTCGCTGCACGATTCGGCCGTAGAGAGTGTCTGCCTGGTCCTCAACAGGAGCGAACGCTCCAACCAGGACCCCCTCTTTGAACTTGCCAAGGAGCGTCGGGTATATTTTCGCCAGCAGCGGGAACATGATCATGACGGCAGCGACGACGTTGGCCACTGTCTCGGACTTGCCGGACTGACGGGCAAAGAGCGCAGTAATAGTCGCGCCGTCGCCTATGATGAGTGACTCAAGAACGCGACGCGCGAAAGGTGTTTGATAGGGGCGGAGGTGGTGGTGCTCTCCGGCAATCTCGTCCACGACGAGGAGCATTTTGTCTACGATGCGGTCCACCATCGCGGCGGACAACTCATCCAGTTCAATCGAGGCTTCTAGTTCCTCACGAACCAGTCGCTCTTCCTCGGTTTCATCCTGGAAGTCTTCTAGCTCCATCTCTTCGTCTTCAAGAGTGGCACTGCTCATATGTGTATCCCGACTTAGTTCTACCTAAGTCGAGGCTACGAAAAGGTGGACCCGTGTTGGTAACTCTCTAAGAAGAGAGGACCTTCCTCCGCTCGGCCCAGATCTGATTCACTCGCTGGCGGCTGAGGCCGAAGATGCGCCCAAGCTCAGTGGCTGGGACATTCTCATGCTGTATCAAGGTGACTAGGAGAGCGTCGCGGTCCTCGAACAGGCCAGGATCGTAGTCATCCGCGCACTGTAAGGAGTGGTACGCCCATACTCCTTGGCGGGCGAAGCCGATGGAGCGCAAGCATCCTCGACACCGCAGCTCTACTAGCTGTTCAGGTGGCGTCGGGAAGGCTATGGATCTCACTCAGCCCCTCCAAGACATCACCAAGCTCGCTACGCGGGAACGTGATGCCTCGTCCGTAACGGTCCAAGTTGGGGATGAACCAACGAAGCTCCACGTAATCTTCGTGCCCAGGCACAGACAGCACTGAAACATGAAGCTCTAGGTCGTCCAACGCGATGTTTCGCACCACGCGACGATCAGCACCCAACATTCCGCTGTGCTCTCCCTCAACAGCCGTAGTCTGCGTGACGGTACAGAGGAGGTAAAGCCATGGTCAAGCGTGACACGCGTGTCCGCACGCGAGCACACTTCCGTCCCCGTTCCGGAAGGAACCTGGACAGCCTCCACAGTGTCCAGTGATACACCAACCACTGGGGACTGTGGATCTTGGGGCGTCAGATTGACCCTTCGCCTTGGGCATGGTAGTGCGCCGAACTACTTTGCGGGCCACTGTCTTCCTCCACAGGCGTCTTCGGTAGAAGGCTTGACAGTAGTC